GAGGGCGGGTGTCGGTAATGGTCACCATTCTTTGCTTGTATCGTCCAAGGTATTCACTATAGGACGACATTTACTCTTATTTAGTAGGTAAAAAAGAATGGAGCGGGTGAAACTCACGATTCGAATTCCCCGCATCCAAATGTGTTCTTCGGAACACTGCTTTAATTTTTCAAGATTTATCTATTGCCACCGCTGTTATGCCGAAGATTATAGCCTAGACATTCGGGTGTGTGAAGAAATGACGCCTGCAGCACTCCCTAGTAAGCCCAAGATCATTCATAGCCCGCCCCTCAGCGGTGATGGTAGTCGTCTTCGTAAGATATACTAAGTCGTCTTTCTCAGGGCGTCCATCCTGCTTGCGATACTTTGCAACCGTGTCAAGGAATGTCTTCCACTTTCCGGCGATAGGGAGATTGCATGTATAGCATCGAACAGGAATCGGAAAATCCATTGTACCTTCTCCCTTGTTACTCACATTGGTTCCGTTTTTCTTGTCTGCCCGAAGAACAATGAGGATTCCCCAGAAGTGGCTGCTTGTTTTACTTGTTCTCGCCGTCGTCCTTGCGTTTGCATATATTACTCTTACCCCGAATCGTATGCGTGAGAAGGTTGACGCTGACATTGCCAAGGTCAATGCTCGCTTTACTCCGTCCGAGTCAATTGATCTGTCCATGGCGATGAAGATTCTGACCCACGACCCTCCTCAGATGCTCAACCCGCCTGAGAAGGTTCCGCCGCTTCTGATCTTCCCTCCGTCCGCCGAGGACCTTGCGAAGTTGTCTGGCGAATAAGCAATGAGCACATTCAAAAAGTGGTTACTTATTGTGATTGTTACCATTGCGTTACTCCACACAGTTGGCGGTGGGTTTGCTGATATGTTTGGATCTTCGTTCTTTAGCGCCGCCCACGGATGGAACGAGGGACTGATTTATATGCTGCTTGCGCTCGTAGTTGCGATTGCTGTCAAGTGACCTACCACATGATCTCCATTTCCTGAGCACTCCAAAACTCTGACATATTGTTGGGAAGCTGTCGCCTAATGATGAACGGCAGCTTCCTCTCAGCCACCTCCTTCTTGGCAACTGTCCACACAAACATGGGGTCAGATGTCTTCATTCCCTTCAAATCAATCAACGGCTTAGCACCCTCCGCCAGTTGCTGAGCACGAGTCGCAATCAACGTTGTGTATTCATACTTGGTAAAGAACGGCCGAGTAATGCGGGGTTGCTTAATCATCTCAGCAACCTCAGTACGAAAGACAGGCTTAACTTCGGGATGGAGATCCATTATGCTTACTCTTGGTTAGGACTTCTTTTGTCCGTTTTACGTCGCCAGCTCGTTGTTTCTCACGAATACACAAATGCCGGTTCTGCCTACACAGCCATCGGATATTACACGACTTGCCAGGATCGTGGCAACGTATACGCCCGACCCCGAGAAGAAGTCACGTACATTTGTAGCTCCGGTGAAATATGATATTGGAACTATCGCCAAGGCAGAGTTCACTGGAAGGGGGAGTGTCCTTGCACCTCCACGTTGGCTGTCTCCTGCATTTGCCGGTGGGCGTATTTTCCTCAAGTAATCACAAATGCCTACTCTATCGGCTTCGGACTATACTAATTATGTTAAGGCACAGGCTGCGTCACTCGCTTACCGAAATGGAGCGGTGCCCGTTCCAATCCAGCGGGTATCACAGCCGTATGCGACTCAGTCAGTTCTGAACGCCCAGCTTCTTGCAAGCCAGGCTGCCTATGTTGTAAATCCGTCTACTACGGTTGTTACCACCCTTAACACGACGGTAAGTTCTGTATCGGCAACCACAGTTACGGGTGCAGCATCAACTGATACAGGGACAACAGTTACATACACGACATCAGTTGCCCACGGACTGACAGCTGGAATGGTCATCACGATTTCGGGGTTTACTGGTACACCCGCTTTCAATCTTGCTAACCAAACTGTTCTTTCTGCTGGACTTACTTCGACTCAGTTTAAGGTTACGAATTCTGCAACGGGTACGGCGGAGACAACATCAACGACAGGTCGCATTGAAGGGTATGTGTACTACACAACTGCAGCAGCACACGGGTTTGCTGCAAATACGCGAAATGTATCAATTACTGGATTAGCGACAGCTACGTTCAATCTCACGTTGGCGACTGTATCTCTAGTTCCCAGCTCAACTGTCTTTGCGATTGCTACAACTGCAACAGGAACTGCAAGGACAAGTCAGACTGGAATAATTACAGCCACCGCATACAATAACTCGTCTGGAGTGATGACGAATATCGCTCGTGTACGACCCTTCGTCGGAGTCGGATATGTGAACCAACCAAAAAGCTTGTCTACTATCGGCCGTTCTGGGACATTGAGTTCTGGAACATTCCAGCAGGCTGGCGGACTTCCTCTGACTGCCGCCAAGTGGCCTGGAACCTACGATCCCCCGAAGCACCTTGCCCGTGTTGACGTTCTCGCCACTGGCGGGTATGCAAAAAACTTGCCTGGTGGTTCTTACACGAACAACATTCGTACTGGTATTAATCCTTAAGGTCCTAAGGACACGTCCCAAGGGGTCCGTTTAAGGTCCCCGTGCCGCCTGCTTCCACGTAGCGTCACATACTGCGCACTGATACATCCAAACAACATTTTTAGCATCCAGCTTGATGCCGACAATGTTGGACTCCTTACCCCTCGTCGTACATGTCATATTTGGGCACTTCATGTTGGTGAACCTTGGCAGAGTAGGGTCGTGCTTCAGGTACGGGTTAATTGAGTACTGAATTGAGGTATCTTGCAGAAGGTCGTGATCATAGACCACGGGATTGTCCTTGGTGATCGGCTCCTCGTACTCACACTGCCGACACTTGAGAAAGGCTGACCCATCTCGCTCTTCGATGTTGTACATCATATTATCGCACTTGATACAAAACTTCATTCTGTACTTAGGTCTCTTGTTCTAAAGCAGTTCCATTTTTTTAGGCTAACGACGTGCGTTCAAAACGGATGGCTGGCCGCAAAGTAATCCTGGTATTTATCACAGGATGCAGCCTTCTAAACTCAGGGATTTTCTTGAAGGAACCAAAAAACCAGACGACACAGGTAAGAAACGAGAAGGTCGACGATCCGAAGGCAATGAGGCCACACATACGAGCATGTCTGGCGGTGCTTGGCGGATTGAAGAAGAGGATATGGATGAGTTCCGGCAGTTATACTGCGACTACATCGGCGACAATTGCGGACCTCTTCACATGACGGAGAAGAGCACTAGGATTGGTGCTATGCGTGTTGATCTTGATTTCAAGTACGATGGACGTGTTGACGAACACCTTCACACACAGGAACAGGTGATAAACTTTGTGAAGGTCTACATGCAGGATGCAAGGAAGTTTCTCGTTGTTCCCGACACCGTTGAGTTGTTCGTGAGCGAGAAGCGTGTTCCGACGTACTATCCGTCAAAGACGAACGACAAGGGTGAGATTACTCAAGACTATTCAAAGTCTGGTCTGCACATTGTCATTCCGGCATTGAAGACCAACCACTTCGTTGAGGAGCAGATTCGGCGCGATCTCGTTAAGCGGATGCCAGAGTTCTTTCCTGATCTGCCTCTCTCAGACAACTGGGACAAGGTCTATGATCCTTCGCCCCTGAATCACAACCAGCCTTGGACACTTCTCGGCTCTAGGAAGAAGGAGGGAACTCCGTACATTATCAAGTACATTCTCGATTGGAATTCGGAGTCCGGTGACATTAGTGTTGATAGCAACGTCACTGTAGGGGTTACGCCAGATTTGCTGAAGAAAATGACCATCAGGTCTAGTCCTTCGACGGAGACGCCTATGACTGAAGAAGCCATCTCCATGTTCCAAAAGAGGAAAGAGCAGGAGGAGGTCCGGGCGTCCTTGGGTGTTCAGCGCGGACGGTCCACGAACCGTGATGATGAGAAGCGAGGATCTCGCGCATCGACTCCAGAGAGGAACACGTACAGGATCCCGCTGCCCGAGGAAATGGTTAATTATTACCGAGACCATGTGATGAATCTTGATTCCAAGCGGTATACAGATTACAAGACATGGATCGACGTTGGGATCTGCTTGAAAAACATTCACCCAGACTCTCTTGAAACGCTGTTCTATGACTTTAGTTCAAAGTATCCCGAATATGACCCCCGCAAGGCACAAGCTAAGTGGGATAGTTTCAGTTTCAGGACGAACGGACCGGTTCTATCCGAACGTAGTCTTCGCAACTGGTCTCGTACTGACAATCCTACGGAATACGACAAGATCGAGGCAAGAAACGTGGATCAACTCATCGAGGAGGCAATGCATACGCTTACCGAGCATGATATGGCAAAGGTGGTATTTGCAATGTTCCGCGACGACTTCAAGTGTGCTGATTATGGAAACAACGACTGGTATCGGTTTGTTGGACACGTTTGGAAGATTACTAAAAAGGGTGTAGCTCTTCTCCAGAAGTTCTCCAGTGATGTCTGGAGGAAGTTTCTCGCGAGGGAGATTCACATTGCTCAGCGGCTGCAGCAATCGGATGAATGTACCCAAGGCAAGAAGGGTTGTGACAATATTGAATGCGAGAGGTGTAATCTTATTAAGCGCAAGGAGAAGTGTATGATTGCGCAAAAGAAGATGAAGACAACATCCTTTAAGAAGAACGTGATGGAGGAAGCAAGGCTGCTGTTTCTAGATGAAGAACTACTGTCAAAACTTGACACTAACAAGAACCTGATTGCATTCAACAATGGTATCTTTGATACCTCGACGATGGAGTTCCGAGATGGAAAGCCAGAGGATTATATCAGTTTCAGCACCGGCGTTGACTACCATAAAGATAGATCATACAAGGAGTATTCGTGTTGGGATGAACTATGGAAGTTTCTCTCGAGCATCCTACCTGACGAGAAGACTCGTACCTACTTCCTATCACATCTCTCAACTTGCTTAATCGGAGGTAACCCTGCTCAGAGGTTTCACATTCTAACTGGATGTGGTTCTAACGGAAAGTCTATGCTGATGATCCTGATGGAGACCTGTATGGGAAACTACGCGTGTAAGGCACCCATCACTCTATTGACGCAGGAAGCCAATAAGGCGGGGGTTGCTAACCCAGAGATCGTTCGCATGAAAGGAAAGCGATTCGTAACCCTTCAGGAACCCGAGGAGGGTGCAAACATCAAGATCAGTATGATGAAGCAGTTGTCTTCGGGAGAGAAGATGACTGGACGTGACCTCTACGCTGGATCTAAGGAGATGGTTGATATCGATGTTCAGGCAAAGTATCATTTGTCATGCAACGTGAAACCCAAGGTAGATGGACAGGATCACGGTACTTGGCGCCGTATCCTTGTGATTGACTTCCCTAACAAGTTCGTGCGGAATCCTAAGCTTCCAAATGAACTTCAAGATGACAAGACAATTCCGATGAAGGTAGAGAGCAAGGAATGGGCTGAGTGCATGATGAACTACCTGGTTAACATCTTCAGGGCGGGTGAGGGGTTCAGGAACATGGATATTCCCGAGAAGGTGCTGCTTAGCACGAGCGAGTACAAGAACGAGACTGATGTCATCGGGCAGTTTATTGCCGATCACATCACGCCCTTATCGGAGGGCGAGACTGTTGATACGCCCGTGACTACTGGGCAGATCAATAATGAGTTTCAGAGGTGGAAGCGCACTAATGAGATTACAAAGGGCTCAACTGCCGAGCTGAAGAAGCGCCTTGAGGCTACGTATGGTCCTCACCATGTTGCTCGCCAGGGAACAACGCCAGCTAGGATCGGTTGGACTTCTTTCCGATTCGAGACCGCTTAGTCTTACGGTTGCGACGTGTCTTACGGCGAGCGCCGATGGCGGGGGTTGTCGGCTCAACAGGTGCGGGGGCAGCAGACGGACTAGAGAAAAAGTTGCCCATTTTATAAAATCACGCTATTTTTTAATGAAGCAGCTCAATATCATTCTTGATATCGACAACACGCTCGTTGAGTATTCTGGACGAAGGGGGCTCAAGGAACAATGGGCGGCGCTTTCTGCCGACGAACGGGCAAAGTATGAACTGAATCAAGGGTTCATTATTCGCCCGCATCTCTGGACCTTTTTTGAATGGCTGAAGGCGAATGTAAAGACAGTGAACCTGTGGACTGCGTCTGAATCTGACTATGCAAACTGGGTAAAGGAAGTGATTGAAGATTACATGGGGTCGGGCTTCATCACCAATGTCTGGAGTGCTGATGACTGCGGTGAAGCAAAGAAGATGATTGATAAGAAGACAGGACAACCGGCTGGAGTTGTTAAGAACCTCAACTACATCTGGTATGTGAAGAAGAAGTTCCAGCCCTGCGATACGATTCTGATTGATGATGTATCAAGCAATATCAATAATGGTTATAACTACCAGAACGGGATTCAGCTCAAGGCTTTCGCGTTATGGGGTAATGTGTCCCACGACAATCACGAGTGGAGGTACCGTGATTTATCTAAAGACCGGACGCTGTTAGACGTCATTGAACAGCTGAAGAAAGTGAAGAATATATGCCCTGAGGGCGAGGAGGAAGACTCACATCCATTCGAGGATGCGCCTCATGTTGGAGTAGGCGGTCGTCGTAAGCGACGGACCCGTAAGTCTAATCGCGCTTGGCGCCGATCCGGGACAGCACGTAAGTACGGAGGAGGCCGATCGTGAACACGACCAGCACAAACGAGACCACCAGGTTCACGAAGGCAACCAGCACCTCGCCCAGCTTGAGCGTGACGCCACCCATCGAGACGGTGAAGGCGCTGACACCCTTGCCGGCAGAGGCGGCCGGCGAGAGCAGCGGCGTCAGGATGTCCTCCGACAGCGACTTAAAGAACTCTCCAACCACCCCTCCGAGGTAAAACGACGCAGTGAGGATGATGATGTCCCGAGTATCAAGCATTTTTATTATGAATGATATACTTTATTTCATAAGGACAATGGACACTAGGTTCTGGGGACCCAGTGCATGGCAACTATTTCATCTAGTTGCGTTCAAATCCGACCATCCAGATGATGTTTTGAACCAGATGAAGGATGTGCTGCCTTGTAAGTTTTGCAGGGCTTCCACGACCGAGTTTGTTTCCAAACACCCCCTACGAGGCGACCCTGGTAAGTGGTTATTCGATATCCACAACATGGTCAATCATAAACTACGAACTCAATGTAAGGACGATCCTTCAGTGATCAACCCTGGACCTGACCCTGACTTTGCAGATGTCAAAAAGCATTACATGTCCTTAAAACCGACAGCAGTTCCTGGTGGTGACTTTCTGAGTTCAATTGCAGCAAACTACCCCGATAACCCCGAACCCCAACAGATGGCCACACAAAGGACGTTCTTACACGCTCTTCATAACGAGTATCCGTTCCCTGAACTTCGTAAGGTGTATGGGGATTATATCACCAAGCACGAACCTGAATTGGAATCTCGTAAAGCGTATATGAAGTGGATGTATGGGTTGCTGACACTACTGTCAAAAAAGGTAGGAACTCGTATGCCGACCTTCAAAGGATTTGCTCATCATCTTGCGTATTTCAAGAGCGGTTGCTCTAAAAAGACGTACCATGGAAAAACGTGCCGTAAGACGGCAGGCGGTCGTACTAAAGATCGTGATCACAGAAAGACGTTTCGAGTGAGTCACGCTACTTTGCTTTCTTAGGTTGGTTTGCGGTCATTAACCTTGCGTGTCTAGCAGAATAGACATCTGCCTTCTTTTCTTTTGCAGTTTTCTTTGTCTCACGACGAGTCTTAGGCGGATCCATAAGGACTACTTATTAGTCTTTCTAGATTCCGTTTTAGTGCTTGCGTCCACCACGGCGGGTCTTGCGGCTGCGGCGGCGACCACCGACAGGCCCCGCATCGCTCGGGTGGAACGGGCTAGAGCTGTTCGGGCCCGCATACGACAGGTCGGCGCTGCCACCAAAGTCCGAGTGCGGCTCAACACCACCGCCCGTCTTCTTGTAGGTCTTCTTGGCCAGCTTGAGAACCTGGCCAAACTTCATGCCCTTGTGGGACTTCATCGTCTTCTTCACGTGCGTGAGCCAAGAATTACGCTTTCCACCCTCAGACATTTATTACACTTACAACAAAACTTATTGTAGACCCTTCGGTTTTTCAACGAACCCCGAGGCGGACCTTTGACTGTCAAACAGAAGCCACTGGCACCCATATGCGAACGCAATTTGAGGATCCAGTGTCTCCTTGCCAAAGGTAGGGTCGGGGGCGACAATGGAGATCGCATTGCGATTAAAGGCAACCAACTCTACCTGGTCGTGAGGGTGCATTGCCTGTCCATAGAGAAGGCGCCTGACACTGGACTCGTTCCACGACAGATTGACCAGGTCAGTCAGTTCGCATCCCTGAACATCAGAGACGATGATGAGGCGGTTCTGAAGATCATCAAGAAGAGTATTTGGAGTCACACCCTTGACAAGGTGGCGACGGACAGTTGTCTTGAGACACTCAGCCGCCTGGTTGAGCGTGACATTATTAGTGGTATGCGGTACGATAGAGAGAATGAATGGATCCGATGTACTAGTCCAGGCCTGAATCAGATCTACACAGACTGAATCAAAAGTCCAGTAGTCATATGCATAATCATATCCCATGTTCTGAGAAGACTTGGCTACACACGGCTTTCCATTCTCATCTGCGTAGAGATGGACTTCCAGAAGACGACGACCACTTGCGAGAACATCCTTCACCTCTTCAAAGACACCACCTGTGACGTAGTAATCGCAAAGACGCTTGCGATCTGTAACTTCAATGTCCTTATGAGTGGTCTCGTGCCAGACAATGTATCCAAGTGTCCCTGCGAGTGCTAGGGCGATTGCTGTCTCCATTACTACTTGCTAGGTAATTTTGGAACTCTGAATAACAACTGACGAAACCCATTGATCACGTCATCAGGAATACGTTCTTCCATAGGGATCTCCATCAGGCAGCACCGATGGAAATAGAGACAATACATTCCACACTCCGAATCCTTGAACTGGTGCCGTGTCGCATTGAATGTCATCTTCATCGGTTGAGGATGCTTCTTCGTAGCGTCCCACTGCTCCTTCCACCTGCGCATCAGTGTCTTGATCTCTGGTTCAGGAGCATGTGCATAGGAGTCAAAGTAGGTAATGCGAGGGTATTCAAGTTCGGAGCGGATATCACAAAACAAGGCAATCCAGTGAGAACCAGGTCCATCGTGGGGATCTGTGTTGAACACAATGCCAATCTGCTCATGACCCTTCTTTGCTAACTCGGGTAGCTTCATATTGCAAAGGGAACTAACAAGGCACTCTTGCGTCTCTGACTTCAGATCAAAGTCAATCGGAATACACCCAACGAAGAAGTACTTTGGGAACACCTCTGTATAGTTCTTTTCAACATGATCAATGTCGTCAGAGGAAAGCCACTCGTAGCGATTGATGGTCCACTCTTTCGGAGCTTTGGGACGCTGCATCAAGGAAGACACGATACACTCCGCAGATCCAGTGCTGCACTTGTCATGGAGTCGGTGCTGGATGTTTGTCCACATCTCTTCCGTTGTTCCCTTAGGAATGTCTTGTTCCTTCGGATGTTCCTTGTTATAGACCGACCGAAGCCGATTCACTTCTTCATCGTCAAGCCACGACATCCTTGGTTTAAAACGGATACTTTTAAACCAGGAAAGATGCAATTCACAATGGATCAGCTTAAGCCCGTCCTCACGCAATACGCAGAGATCACCCGCCGCCTCAATGATGTCAATGCCCGTGCGTCTGAACTTCGTGATCAGCGTCGTACTGTTGAGCTTGATCTCACTGCGCTCTACGCTACTACACGAGAGGAACTTCCTAATAAGATTGAGCTTTCTAGCTCTGGTATGGTGTTTAGTGTCAAGCGTCCAAACGAGTGGAAAAAGGGTTGGACGCTTTCCAAGAAGGAGCTGAAGCAGTACCTTGATGAGCTACTGCCTGAGCATGGAGAGGATTTGATGAATGAGATTGTTAGGCGCCAAGAGGCTAAGATGGTAGAGAAGGACTATGGTTTTGAGCTCAAGGTCGCTAAGCGAGACTGATCCTGCTTGAGGGTTTCTTCAATCTCTCGTAGGGTGCGCTGAATTTCTGCTAATTGTTGTTTTGCTTGGTCCAAGTTTTCACGGGGGAGAAACCCACTTCGGATCCTTGACACCGTACATACGAATGAACCGTGTGTGCTGAGCAGTCTAGTCGCCAAAGTGAACAGGGGCTTCACCATCAACGTGATATGACTTTTCACAACACATTATTTTTAAGTGCTTCGGTCCCGTCGTCCACCCGCTCGATGAAGTAGTTCAGGAGCTTATCCGACATATCACGAACACTGAACTCCCAGACTCCACTCCAGTTAGGGCGAAGGATCTTGCGAACATCTTTGATGCCATCCAGAATGACATGGCGGTCGACGTACTTGCGGTTGACGTGAGTTCCATGGTAGAGATGATAGACTGCTCCAGATGTACATGTGATCTTGGGCTTGGGTTGCCTGTCGAACTCCTCATACGCAGGAACCAGTGCAGGTTTGAGGTACGTAGATGGAAACTTGATGCCCAGCCACGCAGCCGCTGATAGCGTATCGCCACTACCCGTGATCCCGTATTCAAAGAAGCCAACCTTGCGATACCACTTGCGAGTGAACGCCCACGCAAAGCCAGGATGAAGTTTGTGGTCAAATGTCTTTTTCTTATCCATGTAGATAACAGACTCTCGCACCTGCATCACGTTTGTATAGGTAAGATCCATCCACACTGCAGTGGTAAAGGGTTGAACAACATCGTTATCATACAGGGCACCTGACACTTCAGAATACCAATCGGGATTGCCAAAGATGATATCTGCATCCATGAACATGATCTTGGAGTAGTACCACGGGATCTTCTCCTCCAGGAGAGTACACAACCGCTCCTTGTGGAACATATGGGACTTTGCGTAGACATGGAAGGCGTCCTTGATTTCAGGTTCACTCTTGTGGAACACCAACTCTAGAGTGTAGTATGGGATCTTTGCAAGCTTCAATTTTTCAATCGTGTACAGATAGTTCATCAGCATACGCTTGGACTTTGCTGGATTGAAGAACACAAATCCGATTGCCATGTCTTTCTTCCAAGGTGTCTTGTATCTCACGCTTGCTATATCAATGAACCCTCCTGGATGAACCTTAGGAGGAGCATCCGGCAGAGCCGTATACATCATGGACTGCGCAGCTCCCATTGTGTAGAAAAACGGATAAAAGATTAGGAAGGAAACCACAAGCATGGATACATATTCACCTTACAATCCGAAAAACCGCTTCTTCACTGAAAAGGATATTCATCGTATTCTTCATCGTCATGGACTTCCTCACTACCGAGTTGCAAACCAAAAGGTCTTTCAAACGTCTATGGTTCACACAACGTATGTAAAGCGTGGCGAATACACTACTCCTGATGGACGACCGGCTTCTCTTGCTCCGTGTCCATCTGGCGTAATGCCCCTTCAAGATGAATCCTATGAGTGCCTTGAGTTTGAGGGTGACTCAGTCTTAGGCGTCTGCGTGGCTACCTACTTGCGAAGGAAGTACCCTGACAAGAAGCAGGGCTTTCTTACCGATGCTCGCAAGGAACTGGTGAACAACGAACGGATTGGTGCCTTGTGTCAACAGGTAGGTTTGGATACCTTCTATGTCATCTCCCGTCACAATGAAGAGTCTGTTGCAATCAATGGTCGCAAGAACATTCAGAAACTAGGAGATATCTTTGAGGCATTCATCGGCGCCCTGTGGACTGATTGTGGAAACCGATTTAACATTGTCTATACATTTGTCACGAACGTACTGGAAGCCTATCTAGACATTCAGGATGTTGTGACGACGATTACAAACTACAAGGACATCTACCAAAAGTATTGTCAGCGTGAGTACGGAACTACACCGACCTATACGATGCTTGATCCTTACGAGGATGGACGGATTAGGGTCTGTATTGTGCTGAAGGGTAACATCGTAGAGTACGGCGAAGGAACTACTCGCAAGAAGGCAGAACAGTTAGCTGCTAAGAAGGCTCTTGGGTCTTTCGTTTCTGCGTAACTAGATGCCCGTGCTTCCCACAGCTGAATCGCCTGAGTGTACGATTTCTTGTCCATAATACGGACTTCACGCAAACACCAATCGGACCTTTTTCATTTCTGAATGTCTTCTTGACCTTCTTGATACACTTACAGAACTTCTGCATCTGACCCTTGGGCTCCATTCCAGTTCGGTAGGCTCGAGCAGTCTCCTTACGCTTCTTCTCTGCTGCAGTTGAAATGATTCGCTTAAGGTTGGCTTCTGCCGCAGACTTCTTTTCCGGTCTCTTGAAGAACGAAGTTATAGAGGGTAATGTCCATGTCCATGGTTTTAACCAAGCCCCACCTTCCATTGTGTCAAACCCAGAAGAATATATCCTCTCAAAGAATAAACTAAATGGGTGGCGGTCTTCTCCAACTCGTTGCTTATGGTGCTCAGGATGCCTACATCTCAGGAAATCCTCATATCACGTTCTGGAAGGTGCTGTACAAGCGTCATACGAACTTTGCCATGGAGGCCTTCCGTGTCAACTTCACTGGTTCGCCGCAGTATGGACAGCGTGTTGTTGCCGTCGTCAACCGCAACGCTGACCTGATGTACAAGACGTACCTGGAGGTCCAGCTGCCCGACACACAGAGCGTTGACGTCAAGTGGACCTCGGCTTGGGAGCGCCGTCTTGGCTACCAGCTCCTCAAGAAGATTGAGGTTGAGATCGGTGGTCAGATCATCGACACCCACTACGGTGAGTGGCTCTTCCTCTGGGAGAACCTGACCTCTGGATTTGACTACTCTGTCAAGCTGGATAGCATGACGGGTGGATACCTCGGTGGCACGGAGACGACCGCTATTTCTTGCGGCGGTCGCCCGGCGATCCTCTACATCCCGCTCCAGTTCTGGTTCTGCCGCAATCCGGGTCTTGCACTGCCCCTGATTGCCCTCCAGTACCACGAGGTGCGCATCAATGTGACGCTCAGTGCGGCCACGGACCTCGTGACTGGAACGGCTGGAACGGCTGGCTCTGTTTCTGCGAAGGCTGCCCTCCTCCCCCAGCTCAAGGACATGGCGCTCTACATTGACTACGTCTACCTGGATGTGGACGAGCGTCGTCGCTTTGCCCAGCAGTCCCATGAGTACCTGATTGATCAGCTCCAGTTTGGTCTCCAGCAGACGATCACGACGGCGTCGGCTCGCATTGACCTGACGCTGAACCACCCGGTCAAGGAGCTGGTGTGGGTCTTCCAGGATGCTCGCAAGACGGACTGCGGATCTGATCTGACGAAGAACTTGGGATTCACGCAGCCGTTCAGCTACGATGACATCGTGAACCGCTGCCGCCTGCAGATCAACGGACAGGATCGCTTCGATGAGCGCTATGGCGACTACTTCTGGCGTGTTCAGCCCTACCAGCACCACACGGGTGGCGCCTTCTGGCCGATGCGTGCCCAGGTGACGGCTCCGACGGCGCAGGTTGTTACACTCACAAGCGGTGTCACCGTGAGTGGTGATGTTCTCACTATTGCTTCGGGTGCTGGTGGTCTCCCTACGGGTGTTGGCCCTTACATCGTCGAGGGTGCGACGATCTCAACGGCTACTGGTGGCATCTTTGCCCCTGGAACAGTGATCAGTGCTTTTGGATCTGGCTCAGGCGCCGCTGGAACATACAACCTCAGCGAGCCCGTCCTGGTGAATGGTGCTGTTGGTGTGAATGTGCTCATCACGCTCCCCAACGTGAACTACACTCCTCACGAGAACCCGATCAACGTGTACTCGTTCGCCCTCCAGCCCGAGGAGCACCAGCCGTCTGGAACATGTAACTTCTCCCGCATTGACACGACTACACTGGTCTTTGATAGCATCGCCGCTACGGGCATCGCTAAGCCGACGAAGACGACGCCGTTCAACTTCCGCATGTATGCCGTCAACTACAACATCTTCCGTGTCATGAGCGGCATGGGTGGTCTTGCCTACAGCAACTAACGTTGCCTCCTACCCAGCAACTAAGAAGGCAGAACATGATCAAGAACAATCTTGAGATCCTTCAACTCAGACTTCAACTTCTCTAAATAAAGAATAGCATCCATGTGCTCCTCTTGCGCATGAACAATCCACTCAAGAATGGAAAGGTCCTTACGATCAAGGTCCGTTCCATACTTTGCTTTCCCAAACTCCGACCGCTTCTTAAACTTCTCAATCACGGCGGTTACAATGCTGTCCATTTTTATAAGTACTAGTGTCAATGCTGAAAGTAATAATCGTTTGTCTTGTGGCTCTCTGTGTGTTCATTATACTTTCCAATCCTGTCGTGTACTTCAGAAAGGAGTCTCCCACTACACGCTTGTATTCGGAAGGCACCCGTGAAGTCCTAAGGTCTGCTGGATCATTATCGGCGCCGGAAGACCCTTCGCAGGGCATTTTGCGTGGTCTCGACCAAGGATATGTCCCATTTCGTGTGAGATAACATACTGACGGTACCCATACAAATCTTGTCCACTTGCCTTTGATCCGTGAAGCCAACGCTGGATATTAATACGCATCTCATGACCACCTAACTCTGCACATGATAAATTGTCATCGCAACCTGCGTCCCTTAGCCCCTTCAACGATGAAAGATGGATGAGAACGTGAGGACTGCTCTTGACCATGATAAACTTATATCCCTTTGATTCCCAACCATTTGGGTCTGCAAGGCATATTGCAACATCTTCTGTAAAGCTTTTCAGTGGAAAGTCCACATCGGGATCAACAACGACCTTGTAGGTGATCCTCTTCATTAAAAATGGATGTGATTTTATCTATTCTCTCAGAGGTATCCAAGATGCCCAAGTGTAGCTACTGTAAGAAGAAGACCCACCTTGAGTTCAAGTGCCCCTGTTCAACTGATAAAGTGTTCTGTGTGAGATGTCGCACAACCGAAGTCCACCTCTGTGATGTCGTCTACAAACCTATCGTGCTGCTGAAGATTGAGAAGGAGAAACTTGAGAAGATATGAAAAAATAGATGTGAATGATAAATGCACTACCTCCTTGAAGCCGTCCTCGTTGGACTCTTCTTTTTACCTATCTTCTATGTCGCTGAGAAGCTTGGTATGTCCAAGTGGGTTACCCTGTTCATCGCAGGCGCCCTGTTCCACGTGGTCGCAGAGCTGACTGGCATCAATCGTGCATATGTTCTGGCCAAGTGTTAAGTAGAATCAAGATCTCGTCATAGTTCCCGTATCCATATCCGCAAAGATGCCCAGCAAATCGCTCACGCTTGACATCAATACGATCTGTTCCCTTCACAGTCTTTTCAAAGATATCGAGAGCTACCCTGAGAGTGATCGCAGTTCCATCTGCCCATGTCCAAGGTTGATACGGAATGTACATACGAATGTTCTTACGTGATGGATCGTCATACGGCACTGACTGAAGGATGATTTGTTCGGCGAGCATGAGTGTGATGTTCTTGTTGAGAGTCGTCATCTTGGGTGGCATCTATTACCTTAGCAAGATCAAATCCGTTTTGGGCGATCCATGAACAGCCCCTTCGCCACTTTCATGAATTTCAATGACCCTGCTTACGAGGTTTCTTCTTACTAACAGTAGCTACATCTGCTACGTCTGGAACGAGATCTTTATCAACAGATCTCATGATATTTATCACATCCTGTTTATGAGTTTCTAATTCATCTGCAAATGTCTTCATAGACTTTTCTATGTCGTCTTTCATCTTAGAATAGTGTCCCTTAAGTGTCACAATCAAAGTTGAAAAGGTTTGAAAAGCCCTCTCTGATTTAGACTTCCAGTCTTTCAGTTCATCTATCGAACACTTGTCGTTCTCAGATTGAGATTGGCTTATCTTTACGTATTCATTCCAAACATCAATAATAGAAGCTACAATTCGTAGACGTTCAATAGGATTATCGGAAACACAATTCATATAGATCTCAAGCTTGTTATTAACAATTCTGGTTTCAATAAATTGACTCCTATGGTTAGGAATATACGTATATAATGCCAGTAGAACTCCTATGTTTGAATCTGTACTATCACGAAGATTGTCCTGAAACTTTACGACATCGGCCTTCTTTATCTCTACTTCATGAGCCTTCGCATCAATCATAACACGGGTACTTCCTCCTATAATTAGATGTCTATCCATCTTACCCTTTTCGGAGTCATGTCGTTCAATGCGTGCCATGTAAAATGCATCTCGTAACCAAGTTTCAACCAGTTCCTCACCGTCCTGACCCTTGTGTACGCTTACAAGCTTTCTGGACTCTTTCTCACGTTTCTCATTGAGCTGGTTCTGTAGTTCGTCTTTCTCACGTTGTGATTGTGTTACTTGTGATTGAAGAAATGCCTTGTCTTTCTCCACTTTTTGGAGTAAATCGATATATTTCTTCTCTACCTTTTCGGTTTCAGTTACAACTAAAGACATATTGTGGTTTTCATTGAGTGTCTTAGTAAGATCCTGTATTAGCTTATCTTTTTGAGCAAGACGACACTCAGTTTCACTATCCTTTTGAGTTAACACTGACTGAGCATATTCCTTGAACTTATGAAGATCCTCTTCCGCACGCTTAGCCTTTTCCTCAACTTGTTTGAAGTCATCCTTCCACTTCAAACTGAGCTGGTCATCTAACTTCCGCTGGCTCATTTCCTCTTTGTTCTTCACTAACTCACAACCCCATATTAATGCGTTCGTTATATCCAACGGACTCGCAGTATTATACCAATCAGGTACAGATACGTTTTCTAGCCAACCTACACTGGATGATACAGTAGATGTTCCTAGACTGTTTATAAGCTCTGTCTTCTTATCGTCTGGACATTTCAGCCCCGTCTTAGACTCAAGATCCTCTAGACTTTTCAGTGGATTCTCCAAATCAACTGCTTTTTCTACGGGCTTTTTATTGGATTCCTTAACACGAAATGTCGATGACTTTACGACCCACCAACTAGCCATTTGACTATGCATTACATTGCGTGGATACGTCTAAGCCCCTTTGCCACCATGTAGCCACGTCATTCACCATACGTGTATCCACTATACTCCACTAATAGTGGCATCACTATCCATATAGTGGATTGGGGGAGGGTATACATTTTTTGGCCTTTGG